GGTTGCTGTTCCTACTGCTCCTGTACCAGCAACACCAGTTTCAACAACGTTTGCATCGCCTTTACCCGTAACTGATCCTATCGCAGAAGTACTAATAACTCCTGTTTCAACAACGTTTGCATCGCCTGTAACTGTTTCTGTGCCTAACGCAGAGGTTCCCGCAAGTCCTACAAGAACTACAGGTGCAGGTTCACCAAAGGGTCCTTCGCCCCAAGTGCTTCTACCCCAACCGTTAAGATTAGCCATACTAGGCTATCCTTAAGCTATTCTAATAATTGCGTTAGATGCGTCTGCGGTTGGGAAAGTTATAGTAAAACTACCTGCTGTAGATGTTTTATCTCCGCCAAAATCAAACACAGCAACTGCTCTATCAGCGTTTGTATCATTATAAATCATACAACCTCTAGCAGTAATCGTAGCAGTACCAAAAGTTAAATCAGCAAAATCAGTAAACGCTGTTGTTCCTGAAGATGTTGGATTTATATTGGTTAATGCCGAACCACCAGAACTATAATTAGTTCCAGATGCTTGGTTTGTTGTTGTAAATGCAGTTGTTGTTGCACTCATTGTTGCACTTGAAGTGTATAAAGCTAATTTGAAAGAATTACCACCAGAAGCAAGAAAATTATGTTTCCCTTCTAATAGTTCTTTTTTAAAGCTCGTACACATTGCTTGTGTTATTGCCATTATAGTCTCCTGATAATATTAGCTAAGTCTTTTTGACCTTGCTGTTCTAATTGATTACCTATTGTACACATATGGTTTTTAATCGCCTCTTGCATATAATACATAACTATGTTTTTACATGCATCTCTAAATGCATGAGCTTGTGCCCTTATGGGTGCAGGAGCTGTATCGCTCACAGAAATTATTTTGTTAACCGCCATTTCAGAAACTTCATCGACACTAAGTCCTCTGTTGTCTGTGGTGGTTACGCCTAAATTACCTATTTCTAAATCTGATCTTAAAGAAAACATATTAATACTCTTTCGGTTCTACAGGATTTAATTCTTTTAAATCATGTCTATTAATAATCCCTACAGGTTTATTTTTTGGTTCCATCTGTACTTCAGATAGTTTACAAACACTCATATCTTTTCCATCTTGATAAACAATTTTAGGATCATCTAGTCTATGATAACCGTATAGTTTCTCATGTAAAGGAATATCCATGTCTAATAAAGTTGATCTAGGTGCAACTTCTATTTGCATACCTGCATCAATACATTTAGATAACCAAAATTCTGTACAAGAACGCCCTGCTTCTGCAAAATGCATATTACTTCTATAAGTAAAATCTATACCGAATAATGAAATTTTACTAACCTTACTCCATAAAGCAAAAGCTATCGCGTAAGGAATGGTGTTATTAAAATAAGAACAGCCTAAATCATGAACAACTAATTCTATCGGGTATTCAACAGCAGCAGGAACTCTATCGTCTAATTCACAGGTGTATATAGGAAAATTACACTTAGGTAATTTCTTTCTCATCATAGCAGTCATTGTTCCAGCATCTTCAGTATCTAAAAACCTACTCATCGGATCTAAAATAAAAGCTTTATCAATATTAGGTAAAACACCAATCATTGCATTTACAGCCCAAATTTCATCAAACTCTACACTATGTGTTTGAGATAAATGAAAGTCTATTTGACTTTGACCCATAGCAACTATTGCGATATTTTTACCTGTTAAATCATTCATTGAGGAGTCTGTGGTGATATCTTAATTTGATCATTTCTTGCTTCGTCTCTTATGTCTTTATACTCTCCTAATACTTTCAACATAGCTAATGCTTCTTGAAATTTTTGTTCATACAACATAATAGTATCAGGTGATTCTTTCATAAAAACAGCTCCTTCTACCAAAGTTCCGTATAACATAGCGTTAGGAGCATTATCTGAAAGCCATGTTTGTTCGTTTGCCCCTAAACTAGTTAAAGATGCAGGTCGATAGTTATAATGTAATTCAAAATCTAAAGTTGTGTTAGGTGTGGGAGCTAACAAGAAAGTATTATCATCGAACTGAGAATAATACAAAGGAGCTCCTTCGGTAGCAGCGGACGGAGTGTAATCTCTAATCCAGGAAACGTGTTTTAACAATAAATAGCTATAAGCTCCTGAACCATCAATAAGAGCTAAACTAAAAGGGGATAAAAAGTCTGAAGGCATCGCTAAATAAGTATTACCTTGGGTTGCTCTACCTGTAACGTTTTTACGAAAAACAGGTAGTTGAACTGCTTTTAAAATTCTTTCTTCTGTTGTTTGAATAAAAGTATCTAAGGTACTAACAAACGTACTTTCAGTATTATCTAAATAATTTTGTACTGCTGTTGTTAATTCGCTATATGTAAATCCAGCCATTAGTCTCCACCTGCTTCTAAATTACCTACGTCACCTGTTCCAAATTCTCCTTCAAACACACTTCCAATAGGATCATCTGTAAAAGTCATTGTTCTAGTTCCACTAGGGCTCGTTGTACTGTTTATAACTGTTGTTGAAGGGTCTATTGTAGTAACGACACCTAAACCTGCTTGAGGTAATGGAACATCAGGTCTCGGTCTCCAAAGAAGTTCTGCATCAGCTCCTATACTTGGTGGGTCTAATTGAGGGTGTTTAGGCTCATAACACTCTTGACAAACTCTATTGTTTTCCCAAGTTCCTCGTGCTTCTTTATATAGATATTTAAATCCGCAAGTATCGCAGATAAAGTAAGCATATTTTCCTGAAGCGTAAGCCATTAGATATACTCTTGTTTAGGCACTAATCGTATATTTGAACGGTCTTCGTCATAGCGTAAAGCGTTGGCTAAATCTCTTTCATACAAATCTTGTATAACAGGAAGTTTTTGAACATTTTTCTTTATACATAAGTAATAAGCTAAACCAGAAACTAAACAAGGCATAAATCGTGTTGGTATATCAACACTATTAACTGAAGCTGCTGCATCTTCGATTGTACGCCAAACATAGTAAATGAGTTTGTCTGTTGAGTTCTCGGGCGTTGGATAAAGATGAATAACAGGAGATTTTTGACGTTCTAGCCAAAACTCGGTTGCTCTTGATTGTGTAGCTTTATTAGGAATACTTATATATTCGTTTCGATCTATCCTGTCTAAGGGGTAATCAGTTACAACACCTCCAACTGTTCTCTCTACGTAAGCGTCTAGAACATCAATATCAAAAGAGTTAATAGTGTATTCATTAGTTCCTTCAATAAGTGAAAGTTCTATTTTAGTAACTTCCCACATTTGAATACCTCTGTTTGACCAGTCGGCAAACATAATATTCATAGAACGACGTGCTGTAACAGCATCGTATGACGTACGGGCTTCTAATCCTGCAAGTTCGTACGCCTCTTCGATTGCGGTCGCTACATCTAAACTAAATGCACGAGTTCCCGAGGTTGCCATGTTAGTTGTAGTATGCTACAAAAAAGTCGCAGTTAGCTAATACTACATAGGCTCCTGTTTGAAACCTAACTCCGTCGTTGGGCAGGTAATGGTCAAAAGATTCATTGGCGGCTGAGCCAAATTTAAACTCTATTAGAAGTTTAGTTCCCGTAGCACTAGTCCCATCATAGATTTTTATAGAACCATCTGCAGCACTTGCTTGTGCTTGAACAGATTGGATTCTTATCGGACCTAAGTTAGTAGCAGTTCCTGCGTCAGCTCCTATGAACCCTTGTAGTTGTCCTGTCGCAGTTAAAGCTTTGGTCGCTTTTACATCTGATGAACTCATATTAAGCTCCTACTTACGCGTCAGCGAATGGTGTAACTATTGTTCCTGAACCAATTAGTAATGAATCATGAACTAGATAAGTAACTGCATCAATAGCTGTAATTCTTACAACACTTCCTGCAATACCACCTTTAGTAGAACCGTTCATAGTCATAACATCATTTGCTGCTCCTGGAACAAAAGCTTTTTTGCTACCGTCGTTTACAGCAACTATAACAGCACCTTCAAATTTATCAGTACCGTCAGTTAAAATATCAAGATCAGTAGCTGCTGTTTCAATTACAAAAGTAAAAGTAGCTCCAATATTGTTTAGTTGGTTAGGGTCTGTTGCATCAGTTGGAACTGAAATATTTATAGGAGGTAAAGTAAATTTACCGTCTGCATCATTACATAACAAGATTTTTCCTGCGTGAGCTGCAACTGTTAAAGTAGTGTCTGCTGTTAAGCTTACGCTGTTGCCCACACCTGCTGAAATAAATCCAGATAAAGATTTTACTGGACCTGAAAAGGTTGATTTTGCCATAATTTCCTCCT